GACTGCCCCCGACCTAACCGGACGTGATTACTGAAATAACTTCAAAGTGTCGCCGATTGATACCGTCCCATCATTGACGGCACTTGCAATTTTAGCACGACTCGACGGCGTCGCGAATAATTCAATCGCCTGCAATTGAGCGACCGACGCGATCAATTCCTTAGATTCATTCGGCTGAAGATCGTCGAGCACAACAGCTTTCGACATATCCAGGGCCCGCGTTGCCGCCCGTCGCGATCGTGCAATTCTACCTTTAACGGCGGTAGCAATGCCGGAGCTTCCCAGTCGCTTGAGACCAATGTTGGTCTCACAATCGAACCAAATTCCATCCCTCGCCAGCGTCTTGCGTGCCGTCGTAATCGCACCTTTACATTGCTTGCGAACGTCGCGACCAACAATGCTATTCAGTCGTTCATAAGGCACGACTTCGCCAACGCTGGCCTGCTTTAATTCCGCCTCAATCAACGAGGCTTCCGCACTTCTGACAAATAAGCTCATACTACAGCACCTTTCAAAAAACGCCTCGACTCGCATTGACTAGCGACGACACACCGTGCCGGGTCAATTTCGCTGATGCTTGGCCCTTATCCTGTAGCAGTATTGTCTTACCGTATCAGGCTTGATCGAATGCTTGGCCGCCAATGCTTTCATCTGTTCTTCCGACAGTCTCCAGTTGCAGCCCTGAAAGTCCCTGGAAAGCTCTTCGATTATCTTACTACTGCTCTTTTTTTGAACCGGAAAAAGCATGTCGCCATCAATTCGCACTCCATCACCGAGCATTGAAATCGACCTAGCAGCAACGCTTCTTTTAGCGAGCAGTATGTTTTGATTTTTGGAATATCTTAGAGCCACATGCAAGGGCACGATTCGAGCCACGGCCTCAATGAACTCTTCGCGATTTATGCCATGCGGATGCTGATCTAATATATTCCTGGCACCCATTATCCACCTTCCGAAAGCTTGCAAATCTTGCTGACCGATTCTTTGATCGAGATGATTATCGCCAAGCACTCTTCCGGCTCCACCTGCAACTGCTTGAGATTCTTGCATTCTTCGGCCAAGCCTTTCAGTTCTGTTGCCGCCCTCAGAAATCGTGCTTTATTCGGCCTGTTTGCTCGCCTAATAGCGCGAGGTGCGTTTGCAACCTGCTCATGCCACCCATCGACGGAAACAAGCATTTCCTCTTCATTTTTGCACTTTGCAAGATCGGCCCTTAACGCCCTGATTTGCTCCTGATTGATCTTCAGCGTTCCGGTTTTTTCCATCACATACTCGATCACAGACTCCAGTTTTACCCGCGAAAGCTCGTTCAAGCAGGTGTTATTCCAGGTCGTTTTGACGCCGCAATTGATGCCGATTTGAGTGACCTGCTGTGCTGCTAATTCGTTGCGAACCGGCTCGGTTGATACGTTCAAAAATTCGCAAGCAACACGCAAAGGAACATTCCGCTCGGTAATCAAATCGACAGCCTGCAAAACTCGTTCTCGAAGCGACGTTGACGCTCCATGCCGCGAATTCAATGCTTTGCATAAGATATCAAAATCATGAGCGTCACGCTTTTCGCAAACAATTGCGTCGATTTCTTTTTCATCATGCTTGACCGCTGCTGCTAGGCGGTGATTGCCGCCAGCAACGACATATTTATCACCGAGCGGGACAAGCACGATCATCGGGAAGGCGTCTCCACGTCCCATAGCTGCGGCGTAATTGTCGACAAGTTCGCCGTTGATAGCTTTGGACCTAGCACAGTTTTGCCCCGACCTGACCAGATCAATTGAGTCGATTGATACCGGTTTGATTGAGTGCTTGATCCCCATTTTTTGGAGAACGCTTCGAGCAGTTTCATCTGGAACCCATTTCATTTTAGCACCTTTCAAAAAGCTACTTCATTTGACTTCGTTTATTCGCCACCTCTGACGAATACCGCTTCAGGCATGATTCGCAGCGACTTCGGCACGACTCGCTTTTATGACTTCGACATGTAATGCACATGCCATTCTGACGCAGCGTGCTGATGTCTTTCGAGCCGTACTCCAGACGCCTTTGGCGTCGTAATTCGCTGGCAATTTCGCGAAGTTGCTCCAGTCGTCGCGATGCTCTTTTTCGGATTTTAGCGTCACGATGCCCATCCGCAACTGATTTCGCTAGCCGTAATGCTTCGGCGATCCAAGCCCACACGTCATTGGAGCCGCCGCGAACGCTCGGCGATCTGCCGTGCTTCACGTTTAGCCTCTCTTTCCGCCTTGCGTTTTTCGATCGCCTTTCGCTCTCGATAACGCCTGCTCATTGCGTTTTTTGCAGTGCGGCATGGCTGGCACATTTGCAGCCGATGCACTGATTTTTTGCGACCACAGCGAACACACATGCCGAGCTTAATCAGCATTTCGCGCCGATCAGCGTGATACTGTGCGAGGTCTTCAATCGCCATCAGGCACCTCGCTAACGATTAGCGTTTGTTCTGCGGCTTCCCATGCAGCGGCCTCGGTCTCGTGCCGCTCTGGCGGGTATGTAAAAACATCGCCGTCCGCTTCGTCCGCTCGCTGTGCGATTGCACGCAATTTGCACTTCATTTTCTGCGTTTCGATCAACTCATAGTCGACTAACGCCCTGGCTGAAACAGGATCTTCGGCCATCAAATCAACCTCGAACTGCACCTTATATCGCTTCACTTTATACCTCGACATCTAGCTTTGATTGTTCGCGATTGCGGCGAACACGCCGCAATTCGGCAAGCTGATACTGCTTTTCACCAATAGCCTGCATACAGGCCCGCAATGCGTTTTGCTGCTCAAAGGCAATCTGTTCTTCCAGGATTAACGCCTCGATCCTGGCGAGTGCTAGCTTTGCTTCTTCGAGTGTCATGCTGAATTCCTACTGCACTGGCTTCGGTGTAATACCCAGAACACTCAGTCTAGGCTTGTGTGTTTTGGATTCTTTGTCGATCGCATCCGATCGAACAATTGGAAGCTCTTTAGGAGCTTCAAAGCCAATTGCGACCTTGCCGTTTTTGATTTTCACGCAAGTCACTACCACATTTTCGCCGATGAAGATTCTGTCTTCAGGCTTCATAGAAAGGACCAGCATTTTTCGATCTCCTTATCGTTTCACTGACGGTCGATAGCAGTCCATCTTCGATAAACTGCTAATCTGATAATGGCAATCCGTGCAAATATAGTCGCCGATCGACTTGAAGCTTTTTTTGCAGCGTAAGCACTTACGCTGCTTGCCGCCGCTGCGAAGTGACGCCCAGCCAACGCGGGCTATTTTTGGCATGGGATTCCTTTCGCGTAAAAGTTGGCAACGCCAGCTTCGTCGAAGTCAAGCTTGCCTTCGCCGTTGCACGTTTGGCAGCGTTCGTCGCGAATGTCGTCGACATCGCGAACGAATCCGATCACGCCTTTGCCGTCGCAGGACGGGCACTCCGCCTGCAAAACTCCGTCGTCGCGGCCTGCCGACTCAAGCAGTCGATCAGCCACATTCCGAACGCCGTCGTTGAACGAATCGCCCTGCGATTCGTAAAAGTCGACATGCTTCTGCGGTAGTCGAAGTCCGCAGCGAACCATGCCTTCGGCATACTTCGGCGGGCGGCCTACCTTCTTTTTTACATCAGTCACTCTGCACCTCTTTGACTTCTTTAATCCAGTGAAGTTCGGTGATCGCCGCTTCAAAACAACACTCGGCAGAGCATCCGACGGCGAACGTGCCGAAAGCTCCTTCGTCACCGATTTCAATCCACCGTTTTTCGCCGATACAAATCGGTGATCCGCAGTGCTGGCAGTTGGCCTCTTGGCTTTCGTCCTCGACCCACGAGGACTGCACAACCAGCGGCCAATCGTGCAGGTCTAGTCGTTTTTGCATGGCTCGGCCTTTCTTTAGAGTCAGTCGCGTAGCCTGTTTCTCGGCCTCATCGGCCCATTCAAGCAGGCGCTCCGAAAACTTTCGCGCGGCGTCCAGGGTCATCGTGAATCGCACCGTCTCGCAGTGCTCAACCTGCGACACCCCTGCACCGACGAACTCTGTGTGCCGTCCGTAAACAGCGAGCACTGCCTCTATCTCCGGCTCAATCGCATCTTCAACGAGGCTGTAGCGAATGTTCCTCGCGGTCGAAAACAAAACGCGCATAAAAGCACTCCCAAAAAGTCACTCGCTTAATACTTCGCTCGGCGGTCGTAATCACGCCGAGTTTCGAGCGTGTAACACATCTCGCTGAGCGCATAGAGATCACCGTGCTCCTTTCCGTAGTTGAGCAGGCGGGCAGCTTGTGCCCGATTCGTGGCGTAACATCTCCGATAAATTTTGTCGTCGTCGGTAACCACCAGATACTCTCGTGTCTTAGCCATTTTGCGTTCCTTGTTTTTTTGTTTTTCGTTTCGCTGTCGTGCTTGCGACGGGCAGATTATAATCGGCACCAGTTTCGAACGTCAATAGTTTCGGCAGACAAAATTCAAAGATTCTTCGAAGTCGCTTCAAACCCCGAAAAACAAAGGCAAAAAATGAGACTAATCTATCTAGCGTCACCCTATTCGCACGTTGAATCCGCCGTCCGAGAGGCCCGCTACGCGGAAGTCTGCCACCTAGCAGGCCACTGCCTGCGACGTGGCGTGAACGTCTATTCGCCGATCGCTCATTCGCACGGAATCGCAGTGCGAAGCGACTTAGAATTCGACTGGAAAGCGTGGCAGAAAATCGACGAAGACATGATCCTACGCTGCGACGAACTCTGGGTGGCTACTTCTATTCCCAGCTGGCGGGAATCGGTCGGCGTCGCCGCTGAAATCGAATTCGCACTCTCGCACGAAATCCCCGTCCGATTCGTCGATCAGTTCGGGGCACAGATTACCGTCTGAATCGCGGCGCAAATCGTGATCCGTCCGCAGTCGTGCTGCCGGACTAGCTCAGCCGCCTTTTCCTGTGCCTCTGCGAGCGTCGCAGCCCGCAATAGGCCGCCTCGACCATGATGACGAAAGGCCGCTCGTCATTCATTTCGCGAATTCCGAATAATACCCCAGCGTCTCGACGTCATATAGTGGATGAATTCGTCCTCGATACTTCGGCTCACCCTGCTCCCTCAACATCCCCTCTATTCCGAAGGCCGATCCGTTTCGCGATGCCGTGCCCCACCTGTAAATGTAATGAGGCTTCGACTCGCCTGGAGTAGTATCGACTGGATCGCCCCACCGCTGCCGCATTCTGCCGCCGAAAACGAGATCGAAGCCAATGCCGTTTTCGCCGTTGAAATGCGGATAACCATTGACCGCCAGTGCTGCTGAAAGCTCATAGCTCCAAGCCCCGTGATACCTTCCCGTCGCATTACTGAGATGCACCTTGCCTCGCCCGCAACCGTCGTTCGCATAAATTCGCGACGGTGCTGCCCACGGTTTCTCAGCAGTATCAACCGCGTCAATATGGCACTGAATATGATTCGGCAGATAAACGTCATCGTCTTCAAAAACAACGCAAAGCGTCTCTGCTGTACTCCATCGCTTTTCTAATGCGATGCCGACCGCCATGCGTAGCAGGTTGTCGAATTTCTCGCCCAAAGTTGGGCAGCGTTCTTTCCAAGAGACAATTCGCCATAGTTCGCATGACTCTGGCTGATACTGCCCAGCATCGTCGAAAACGATCAAATGCCGCTCGCAATCAACGACCTGATCTCGCCATTGAGCGAGCGTGTTTGCAACACATCCAGGCCGATTGTACGTCGGGCAAAGCCCTAAAACATGTCTAATCATATTGCACCTTGATCGCTAGACCGAACGTGTCCATACCCACTCGGCGGCAGTATTGAACCTCAAGATCTGCTTCCTTGAAAATGACTTCTAAGCCTTCCGGCCAAACTCGCCAGTAATCACGGTAGTGCCCTTCCCCGTGATAATGGAAGGAATTCGGCACGATGATAAAGATCAATCCGCCCTGCTTAGCGAGTGCTGCGACGTCGTGAATCCAAATCCACGGTTTATCAACATGCTCCATCGTCTGGCCTGAAATCACCACGTCAAATTGACCGACATGATCTTCCGAGTACGGCCAAAGGTGATCGACATTTCGCCCAGGTTCTTTGTCGAATCCGACATACTCCCACGATTCACTTTTGAAAAGCGGTCGGTAGCAACCGTTGACATCAAAACTGCCGACGTCTGCGATTCGTAATTGAGCACTTTTATCAAGACGCTCCTCGATAAAGTTACGCATTAAATCAACGCTCGATGGATGCACCTTTTTCACTCCTTAAGTAGTGTTGCGATTTCGTCGAGGTGCTCGGTCGCTCGCCTGATTTCATCACCGCGAACGTCGAGCATCTTCGCCCTATAATTCAGAGCGTGAGCGAGTAGGTCGGTCCCGACTTCGCAGCATGCTTCCGGGAATCCAGCCCGGCCCCAGTAATTGATACCTTTGCTGGCAAACTGGCCTTGATTCGGCCACACAAACGGAACGCCCATCGCCATCGAGAAGATCGAAAGATGCAGGCTCGCTGTGATCACGCACTTAGCCTGCGATATCAGTGCCAACAGTGCTTCGGGATTGCGATGCTCGCACAGCTTGCCATCGCTTTTGCGTCGCATAAAGCCCCGCGTATCTACCGGAATGCGATGGATGTAATCGCCGACCATTTTCTCTAGCTCGATGTCGTAGACGACGAATTCGCCTTTACGCTCTTTGAGCGTCTTGAGCCAGCGATAACCGTGGCAGTTCGTGAGATAGTCGATATTCGGTCGCTTTAGCAGCACCGTCGAACATGGGACGCACTTCGCGTCTGACCGAAATGGCAAGAGTTGCTGCCGCGAAAACTCATCGCGAACTGTGACGAGCTTATAGTGTTTGAGGTGCTCGAAATTACCTTCGCCGGATGCGACCGAAACGGCGTTCAAAACATGCTGCCCGCCGATATGAAATGGGGCTAAGATCGGATCTTGCATTCCGTTAGGATGCAGTAGCCATCCACCGCCAATAATCGCACTGCCGCTGCCTGACCAGTGCGATTGCGATACCACCGGCACGCCGCGCAACGCCATCTCGTTCTGCATGGTTTGCATGATGGCAATATCGCCAATCGAATCATGCCATGTGCCTGCGGTCAGAAGCTCAATTGCCATTCGGTCGCTCCGTTCGCTCCCAGACTTGCAGGCCGTGATTCGCCTTGTTTTCGTAGGCCAATTTGAATCGCTTGCCGTCTGGCGTTTGCCGCCAATCAGCAATGCCGGCCAACACACCTTTACCAGGTCCGCCGCCTTCGTCCATGTTTGCGAACGGCGGTGAGCAATCATGCAGAACTATCCATCGCGATACGCTTTCGCTATGCCGTGTCAGTTCGTTTCTGACATGCTCCTGAGTATTCAGCGAGTCAATCAGTAGCATTTCGCAGGACTCAATTTGCGGCATCGTCGCCGTATTGAATTGCGGCCCGGCTTTATAAAATAGCTCGGTGCCTTCAGGCTTGAGTCTACGAAGTGCCTCGTTGATCACGCTGGGATTTGTGTCATAGGTCACGACCTTGGCAGGCTTTCCAGCAAGCAACGCTGTCGTTGATACTCCGTCGCGAGTGCCAAATTCGCAGACAGACTTGCATTTGCTGGCAAGCTCTTTGAGTTTCGGTAAGTGCTCGTTGATATCGCTGGGAGTATTGGCCAGCCGTTGAAAACGCTGCTCAAGATTCTCCTCAGTAATCTTGCACGCCTTCGCTGCTTGCTGCTCTGCTTTTTGTTGTTTGGCTTTTTCCTGCATTTGCTCGACGTCGGCTTTCCAGGCTGCATACTCCTCGGCAGCCTTGATACCAGTCGCGTAAATTTGCTCCTTGCGTTCCGGGAAGGCGTCAACCCATGAAGCCAAGAGCCATTCGAACGGCTCGTCAAATCCTGCTGAGACGGCTTCTTTCATAAGATGCACCCGCAGCATTAGCACGCCGATGACGTGATTTCTAAGGGCATCAGTCCAAGGCGAATGATAATCGTTATGCCTGACCTTCAAGAACCTATGCCAGCAAGCCACGATCTTCGCGGGCAGGCAATAGACCTTGAAGCCTGCCGCTCGTCGCATTTCGTGCAGGATTGTTTCGGGATCGCCGAACCCCCTAAAAAGATCGTGCCCGAAAGTTGCTAACGCGATATCAACCCGCGTTGCAAAAAAGAAACCGCCGTGAGCCTGTATTTCTTCAGGCTTCGAATCCTCAGAAAGCAACTTGGCTTCGGTTCTGAATTGGCCCCAAAGATTGTCGCCGCCGATTAAGGCGAGCTTGTTTGGTTTACGCGTTTCCATGCCCGTGAAGGCACTCTTGCCTTCGTCGAGTAATAGCGGGCAGTGATAGAGATGCTTGCTATTGCGGTTCTTGGTTTTGCAGACCCACTTATAAAAACGATGGATTGACCCTGGCACAAAGTGCAAATGAGAATCGCAAATCCACACCCATTCCGCTTTCTCTTGTGCGGCAAAACGAACGCAAGCACGCTTGGCAGGCGAGGTGCCGATAGGCTGTGCGAATTCTTTATAATGCACTTTGACGCCACGAGCAGTAAAGGTATTACACATCCCTTTGAGCGGTTCGTGACCGGCAACAACCGTTGGCCCGATTGGCTGATGCTCTTTTTGCTCTGGCGTACCAAATCCAGTGACATGCCTTTCAGGAGCGAGCAGCGTAGGCGTCTGCGTCACCACCATGATTTCAACATATTGCTCTAGTTGATAGCGTTGAATCTCGCTGACCAGCGAGTGCAACATGCCCCACAACCCGCCTCGGTCGTTATATTCAGGGATTGTGATAATCAGCTTAGGCTTGCTGAATGGCCACAGCGTGTTGAGCCTATTACGTCTGGCAGGGCAACCGCAGCCTTCACGGCCCAAAATATCAACAGCCAACCATTCTGCGAATTTGTCGAGTTTGGTGGCGTGCGTTTGAGCTTCGATCAAATCGCCCAAGCCTTTGGCCGCTTCGGTTTTCTTGCCAAACTTGCTGAGCCAATCGCCGATCCTGGCGAGTATCTGGCCGAATTTCTGCACCTTATTAAGCACCTTTCGGACTCCTTTATGGAATGAAGCAATTCGTCGTATCAAATCCGCCGTTCACACACTCAGTAAACGGCGTTTGGCAAACGCAAGACGGAGCACCCGCACACTCGTCTGTAACAACGCTCCAGTTGCCTTCGGCACACTGCCAGAAGCATGTTCCGCCGCATTCGGAAGTCGTCGTTGACGACGAACTGCCGCCTTGCGTCGTTGTCGTTGATGAGCTTGAACTTCCGCCCTGCGAGGTTGTCGTTGTGCTCGATGTCGTTGTTGTCGATGTTGTGCTGCACGGGTTTGGCGAGCATGTCGTGCCGTCGCCCATATATGTTGCACCGCCCGCATGAGCGTTGCAGTCTTCTTCATTTTCGACGGCACACGTCTGCCCGCCTTCAATATTATTGATACAACAAGCACCTGTTCCGGTTGTTGTCGTTGTGCTCGATGATGTGCCTTCGGTTGTTGTGGTTGTTGACGAAGTCGTGGTAGTGGTAGTAGTTGTTGTGGTTGTTGTGGTTGTTGTGGTTGTTGTGGTTGTTGTTGGAACCCCGCAAGGATCAGGCGTGCATGATGTTCCGTCGCCTTGATAAATACCAGCTTCATACGGGTAGTTCGGATCTAACGCCAAGCAGTCTGCCTCGTTGAGAATTTCACAGGTCATTACATACTCAATCCCCTTATTCCGGCAGCACGCTCCAAACTCATCAGGCGGACATGACCCTTCATCGCTGGCACATGAGGTAAACTGCCCAAGCGGCGTACCGCCACCCAGCGTGCAGTTGTCTGTTGCACCATATAGGTAATAGTCGAAACACTGCTGAAAAACATTCGCTGGCATGCAGCACGCTTGGTTGCACGGGTCTGGCTCGCACGTCGTCCCGTCGCCAAGGTATGTAGATGAGCCAACACACAACACTTCTTGAACGACCGAGCAACTGCCGCTAGTCGCTCCGCCACCAGCCGGAGTGCAACAGGCACCTTGCGGAAAGCAGGTGATATCGCTAATGCACTGAGAGTTTTCGCCATAAAAATGACCATTTAGAGCAAGGCATTCCGGCCTCGTAATCTCTCGGCAGTCCCTCGACTCAATATCTGGAACGCAACACGCACCGACAGCATTGCATGGGTCAGGGTTGCAACTAGATCCATCTCCGTGATATGTGCCGCCGCATTCATGCTCAAAAACAATAGAGCACTCGTAATAACTGAGAGTAGGATTGTATTCGCAACAAGCACCTTTTTCGCAAACCCCATCTTCGCACAGAGACCCATAACCACGCCACACATGGCCAGCATCAATGCAGTCTTCGCGGCTAATCCTAGAGCATGTGCTATTTCCTAGGTCACAACAGGCCCCGATCATGTCTGTATGGGAATAAATCATCCCAACGGTGAATTCCTTCGGAAGCGTATTTTCTCCGCATGGCAAATCTTTATCTGCCATATCCGCCATCCACGCATCCGGGCACTTACATCGCCAACGCTCGTCAATAAAGTATGGAGTTTCCCCCCTGACTCTTTGCCAAGAAGAACCATCACATTCATATGTGCATGTTAAGTTTGCGCATGCCCTTAAGACCAGCCCCCACTGCTCATCTTTAATGATTCCATCGACATTAACAACACTGCTGTCATTGAGCGGATCTGGAAAATGAAGAGGTCGATGATCCAACTCCTCGTCGATCATCGTCAGCTCATCGTCAATCACCCCGTATTTCGAAGACGTTCCAAGAATGGCATGTCCCAAAATCCAGTTTCTAGCATAGTCTAAATACGCCTTATAAGAATTATCCCAATCGCCAACTGGAGACGTAAAAACCTTGTCGTTCTGATTTGGGCTAACTGCTGTGAAATCAAAAACCGGATATTCTGGACCGCAAGGAATATCATAGACTACAGAATCTTCAGCACACGGAAGCGTCAATCCATAATTATCTGAAGTGTCAATTCTTTCAATCAGATGCCACGAAGAGCACCCTCCATTGCATGTGCTCTCTGTGATAACCCAGTGTGCGCCTTGGCATGTTGCTGTCGATGTCCCAGTGCATGTCGGCTCAGGCACGACATAACCGCTTAGGCCCATCGCCCTGCCGTAGGATGAAGCCATATAAGGCGTCCTAGTACCTTGCAAAAAAAGATTATAAGTCGACTCAAGTGTTTCCCCAAACGGGTATAGCAGTTCATTTGCGCTATCAGCATCCGGATCATCTTCGGGCGGATATGGTCTTGGACGTGGGGCGAGCCACCACGGTCGCTCGCGATTATGCCACTGGCCGCTTTCTAAGTAGTGCTCAGAACCTCTTAGCCCGCTCTCCGCTCCTTCTGATGTTGAGTAATCAGCACTCAAAATGGCTAACTGCCGATATTCATCGACCGCCGCATTCGTGCTTTCTGGCGGCAGGTTTTCTTCAGTGCTTTTATAGTTAGCGTCAATCGCACTGCGGGCAGACGTATACGGCGGCCAAGCAGCGTGCCAAAAAGTCTTAGCCACGCCCGAAACGATCGCCCAGCCAACCTCTCCCGGAGCGAGTGGTTGCTCAAGAATGCCCCAACGGTTGTGATGACGATATTGATTCTTCGTGCATGAGTAGACCGTCTCCTCGTGCAAAAAACGCAACAGCCCGTTGGTATCTTCGACCGTATGACCTCGGATCGGAAAGTCGATGCCAACACAAGCGCCCATCGGGGCGCGATACGGATAATCGAGCCTCACACGAATGCGATTATTATTTTGCGGCACCCGCTCGCCGAACGAAGGCACCTCGCTGCGATTCGTCGAGACTTCTTCGAATGCTTCGTTAAGTGCCTGTGCTGTGAGCGGCTGACCCGCCTTGAACTCGGCCATGTCGCCCACCTTTTTACGGAAACGCTTCAAATTGAAAGAGCGTCGCAAAATTTGCAGTCGAGTAAAGGTAACTGCCATTCGGTCGCACTGGTCGGTCTAGTTTAATACCGTCCGCCGCGTCAGGCCGAATAATATACTGCCAGCCGTAAACCGTGCCGGGATAAGATCCTGCCGTATTCTTGACGTTGCCGCTTCCCAGTTGACCGACTCGCCAATGCCGCGATCGAAACGAGTATTCCAGCGAGCGTTTGTTGTTCGAGCTATTTAGATCGAGTTTCAGTGAAGTCGTCGCACCCATAAACAGCATCGTCCCGGCAAACACATATTGCGGCGTTCCAGGGATTCGCCACTCATTGGCGTTGATACAACCCTCGCAGTTTGCAATCGCTGACCAAGGGGGATTCGGCACGTTGTGCCATGTGACAACATGCTCGGATTCAACAAGATAGAGCGAGTCTTCGACATCTTCGCCGATGACTGGCTTGCCGTCTGTTGCCCACGTTAGCTGAGTCTTTGGAATGGACCGCCTCGCACCTGCCGCCCTAGTTTTATATTCAGCCCATGTGCCACTCGGTAAATCAGCAGAATCACCTGCCGAAGGAATCGGAAAAGGTTTGTATGTGACTGTGATTTCGACTTCTTCGCGGACGGCAAGATGATTCGCCGCGTCGGTATAAGTACCGAACGAAGCCGCCGTTGCCTTATCTGTGTAATTCTCCCGCGTTACTTCGTCGACTCGCATTCCAGGAAGGCCCGGATAAGCCAATGGGAAGCCTAGATCTCCGGTGAGCAAATACGACATAAAGCCCAATGAATTAGGGCCTGACACCTTAAAAACGCGAGTTGCCGATGCCGATCCGTCACGAGCGACTTTCAGCCCGCCACCTTTCGGCGTGATCTCCTCGAATGGTATTGCTGTCGATGGCATATATTAGCCTAGTGTTGCTGGTTGAGGCTCAATTTTCAGGCCCGTCGACGTCGCCGCTGTTACCAGTTGCGTCATCAACTGTGTCATTTGCTCTTGAATCTTAGCGACTTCCTGTAGCAGTTTATGCCCTTGTTCGTCTGGAGTAGCAACAGTTGCCGCCTCTGCCGCCGCTTCTTCAATCGCTGCTCTGCGTCTAGCACTCTCATTCCCATCGCTAAAGCCCGCCGCTTGAGATTCCGCAATCTGAGCGTCGGTGAATCCCGTGAGGCTATCTTTTGCCGCTTGCATCATATTTTTATCGGCGGCTTCTCCAATTGAGCGGCCTAAAGATGGCTCGTCTGGCTTAGGAAATGTATCGAACCCTGCTTTGATGCGGTCAGCAACATCAACCCATGAAATTGACGTTGATTGCATATCACGCTTGATCTTGTCTTGCGTTTCAGCATTAGAATCAGCACCGGCTTTACGAATCTGTTCCTTTTTGTTCTCGGTTTCTTGAGTCGCGACAACGCTATCTTCAGCAACTTTTCGCTGTGCATCTGCTTGATCTTTCAGCCTCTTTTCTTCATTCGCCTGCATCTCGCTGATTGCGTTCTGCATTCGTTGTGTTGAATTTTCGAAGCCTTCCGCTAGGCCAGTCCACTGAAAGTTGAAACCTTCGCCGTTAGCGAACGATTCGAGTGCCGCAATAAAGTCGAAAAAGTTTTGACCGATATTTCTGAAAGCCTGCTTAGTGTTATCCCACATCAGCTTGACAGATTCGCCAACGATTACCGCCGATTGCTTCCAATTTCGAGCCATGAATGCGACGTCAGTCATTAGACTAGCAATCCAATTCATTGTGCCTTTGATACCGGTTTGAATCGCGTCCCAAGCCCCTGTTTCGCCGATTGCTGCCCATAGCTCGCCTGCCATTTCTGAGGCCGCTTGCCACGCTGAAGTCACCAGCTCGAACGCTGCTTTTGTCGCATTGCCAAACGCGGTAGCAATGCCTTTATTTTGCGACAATGCGACACCTAGCGCGACGACGCCTGTCGTGATTAATCCGACTGGATTAAGCAGCACTGCTAGCACTGGAGCAAGTAGGCTCATGCCTGTCGAAAAGGCTGAAACGAGCGGCAGAATACTAGCGAACGCCCCGCCGAATTTGAGCACAGTAGGCGACAGTGAAAGCAGCCAATTCTTGATCGAACTAACACCATCAACGACCGTCTGCGTAATACTCGCCAGCGTATCGCCGATTGCTGTGACCGAATTGGCGTCGATGTTGAGCTTTAGTTCTTTGCCGAGTGCCTGCTGAAGAACTCTAACACTCGGCATGATGACCGCTTGTAGGCTCGATGTAGCTTCTATACCGGCTTTCAATGCTGATTTGACGAACGGCTGGAACGGCTCGCCAATGTTACGGCCTAGCGAGCGAAACGAATCAATCAACGTCGAAAATAGACCAGCGGAAGTTTGCGACATGCGTTTCATACCGCCGCCAAACTTTTCTTGCATGCCTTTCATCAGGGAATCAATTCCGACCTGTGCTGATACGCTTCCGGCAGTCACCTGCTTTTGAGCCTCTGCTACCGAAACGCCCATTGCGGTCGCCAGCATATCCCAAGCGCCAATGCCACGCTCAGCTAGCTGATTAAACTCCTCAGCCTGAACTTTGCCCTTTTGCTTAATTTGACCGAGGGCACGCACAACTCCCGCTAGTGCTTCCTCGCCTGCTGCCCCGCCGCCAGCAATAGATGTAGCGGCATCGCCCACCGTGGCTAGCATGGGAATAATCGACTCGGCAGCGAAGCCAAATGCCAGCATTTTTTTAGCCGCGTCGCCGACACCCATCTCGGAAAGCGGCGTTTCTGCAGCGAGTTTTTGCAGGTCTTTGACCATCGTCTTCGCCTGGGAACTGCTACCCAGCAACGTCTCAAACGAGACCTGTAGCGTCTCGGCATCGGCAGCGAGCTTGAGCACGCCAGCACCTAAGGCACCGACTGAAGTAACGCCGACGATACCGAGTAACTGCGATTTGATACCGCTTAACTGTGACGAAAAACCACCCATGTTGGGCGGCGTAAAGCCTGAGAAAAAGCCTCTCAATCCGCCTTTCTGGCCCGCAGTTCCCGCCGTTGCCGTCGCTAGTTTTTTCATCGCATCAGCTAGCGAGCCGACCTGCTGACTCTGGCCCGTAGAGCCTGATTTCACTTCAGCCAGCGATCTCGCAAAGTCTCTGGTAGTAATCGCCGCTGTGTGAGCATGCTGCGTATAGCCTGCCAGCGTCGGCGTCAAAACGGCCAAGGCACTATTCGCCAAATCCGACTTCGGTTTGATCTGCGTCAACGCCGCTTCGAAGGCCTTAGTACCACGAGCGGACGCACCGAAGGTGATTGATTTCATCATCGATGAAGTACCAGTCGCGGCACCGCCAGCATCTTTTGCAATGCGTGCCATTACCGCCGTCAGCGGTGTCAACGACTTAGCAGCCCCGCTGCTATTTGATCGCAAAGCACCCATATCAACTGCGAGTTGCCGAGTCGCAGAACTCGCCGCTGGAACTGCTACCGTAAAGCTATTTACTACCGGCGTCGTTTGAGCGAGTGCATTTGTCGCCGCCGTCAATTTAGGCGTCAGCGTACCGAGCGACGTCTCAAACGTGCTCAAGCCTTTGCCGAGCGATTGCTTTGAAAAACTCCCGATGATCTCGTTCGCCATGCTTTGCAGCCCGGCAAAAAAGCCACCCTTAGAAGCCTTCGGCGCCATCGCGGTAGTGGCATCGGTGACACTCTTTTTGATCTTCGCAAGCTCGACGGCCAATTGAGCAATCGGCGTTCGTTGTTCGCCTAAGTGGGCAGCCGCAGTTGCCGCTGTATTAAATCCAGTAGCAACATTCGGCAGAATGGCAGCGACTTCCGACGCAACACCATTCACCACAGCAAAAGCAGTAGCAGACTTCTCCAGCCTGCTTGTCGATGCCGCAAAATTTTCAACCGCCGCAGTCGCTTTCGCCGCCTGAGCAAGAACGTCCGCGATTCCTTTCGCGGTAAATTCGACAACCGGATTCTCAAGAGTAAACGCCATGTCAGTTTTTCCTCTTGAGCTTGAGGCCGCCCATGCCTCGGATATTCGCACCCAGATGCGTGAACACCTCTAGCAGTGTCATTTCATCGACCGCAGCGAACGAGAATCCTTTCTCGCCCATCATACGGTAAATTTGAGACCACGGCATCCGCCGATAAACACCGCGTTCCGCTAATGAATTATTCAAGATTCGGTAGGCGTCTGCGTCTGGCCCGTCGTCTCGGTCGGGCCATTCGAGTTTCCCAACGCCACCTGCTGCGAGCTTGCTCGTGCAATCCTGGCAAGCTCTTGAATGGCGTCGCCGCCGTATTCGTCGAAGAGATCGAGCACTTTTTGCACGCCTTCGTCAGGCCCTAGCGTGTACCGCTTACCGCCGAAGACGTAGGCCGCATTGCGTTTTTCACCCTGCGGAATCATGCCGAATTCTTCTTCATTATCACGCAATGCTCGCCACACGTCGAACGCCATGCCACGAGGTGACGATTCAAATGATTGATACTCATCACCGCGAACATACGTCGGAGCAGACGCAACTTTGATCGACTCGGCAACCAGCAAACCCAGCACATTCGCAGGCAAGTCCGCCGCCTGCTTAATGACATCGACTGGATTGCGTCTCATCGCTGTGATGTATTGTTCGACTTCGCGGTATTCAGCGAGAGTCCGACCAACACTCAAATGCAATGTCTTTTCGCCGAGAACGTAAGGCACGACTAAGCGTCCTAAGTGCATAACACCATCGAGCATAACGAGCACCTTTCAAAAGTTGCCGAGGTCGGGCTTCGCGGGGAAGGTGCGACCACACTCCACCCGCCTCGGCAGACAGCCTCAAAATTAAGTCGGGATCGGAGCAACGTCACCAGTTGCACCAACCACACCGCGACATTCAACGTCATATTCCAGCATCACGAACTGAGATGAATCCTCAAGATCCGCCGTCAATTCCTTCGGCCCGGCAGTGATAATGAACGTGCCGTTGTAATAATTACCACCAGCCACCGGGCCGACGTAGAATTCGGCGTCGATGATGTCGCCAATCTTGATCGGTGATACTTCGCCTTCGTGCTGTTCGTAAGTGACAGTGCCTTCGCATGTCACTACGCCAGTCGAGCCAGTGGTATACCCGCCCGTGCTGTTTGTCGCGGTTCGCGACTTGGTCGCCGTAAAACCGAGCGACCAGCCCTTGAAATGCGGCTCCTCAACGAGCGGCGTCACGCCAGTCGCAGCGAGCTTGAGCGTCGAGCCTTTGTAAGTCGCTAGTGTTCCTGCGGCCATGTTATATTCCTTCAGCTAAAGAGTGCTTGAGCGGTCGCCTGCAACGTCAGTTGCAAATGCCACCGATCTAGGTCAGTCCATTCCCGAATTGGTGCTGACGGCAAATCGCAATCAACAGTTGTGTTGCCGCTGGCGTGCCGCCCGCTATTAGTCCTGCAAAATTCCTCAACGATCGTTCTGCCGATAGTGTCCGCCGTCGCTTCCGCGTCGGAATACACATCAAAAAAAACAGTTGCTCGATCAGCCCTGCCTGAATTCGTCACAGTCACTTGCGCCTGATCGAAATTGACCGTCACATAAGGTCTGGTCATGCTTTCCGACATGACTTCGCCTGTGACAAAACGCGATGCCGGTACTAATGCAGTTAAGGCCGCTGAAGCGGTCCAAACTGCATGTAATACCGGAGCAATTTGCACGGCGTCTGCCACGTTTCACCTTGTTATTTTGACCTAGCAAGTACTGCCATTGCTGCTTCGTTTTTTCTCAATGTCGTCTCAACCCACGGCCTCGCCGCAACTCGCTTCGTACCGAAATTGAGATAAACCATATACTTTCCGCCTGGCATAACGCCGACTCGCCCCGCTGGAACGTTCTCGTCAATTTCAAATTGAATCGACCGCTGCCCTTCGCCCGTCCGCTTACGCGGTGGCTCCCCAGGCAATGACGGGTAGGGGTAAATCGTTGCCGATCGCTTGTTGTTATTCAGGCTCTTATCATGCCACATTCGCGACGTTTTGAGGCTAGTTCCGTACCTCGCAATATCGCTTTCAGTGCTGTAAACGTCCTTGTCATGACTGATTGATACCAAGCCCTTGGTTCGCTTGCCGAGTTGTTTCTGTGCCTGTTCTCGCATCCGTTTCGCAGAAATCTTCACGCCTGAATTTGGCACACCAACCGCCTCACGAGCCTTCTGATGGAAAAACGATGTCACCCGCTTAATAGCGTTGAGGCTCGCCTTATTCAGTTTTTGCTCTAGTAGTTGATATCCGTTTTTGGCCATTACAGAAGCTCCACAAGCACGCTTGGTAACTGATCCAATCGTTCGCGTTTCGTATATGACAGAAACTTATAGACCGCCGAATCAGGCCCGATAATGCGTCGCGAATGATCCATCACCCGATCCGCTTCTAGGTAAATCGTGAAACGCTTCCGCACATTTCGAGAACCTTCGTCGCTCTCAATCTGCTCGGTTGCAGGTTGTATTTTTGCTCTCACGCTGGTCGCTTCATTCGCCCAAGTAGCTTCCTGCACGCCATTCGCATTCTTCGCCCAAGTAGCAACCTGCACCGTGATCAGCGTGTTGAGTTCGTTATAGATATCAAGCAGCCTCGCCCCACATTTATAGATTCCCGACATGCCAGCGTTTGACACATCAAGAATCGTATAAACAGCACCGCCTGCCGTCGTAATTGTGCCTCCCACGTCTGGCGGGCTAGTCGTATTATCAACCGGCACATGAAATCGAATATCACCTACCGTATAACGTCCATCGCTAGCTTCGATTTCCCGCGTTCTGATCGGTGTTGAAAAACAACTAGCAACGCTCTCACTGGTCGTGTCTTTCAACGTGACCGTGATCGTTTCTAGGTTGTCAACAACCGAAAAGTCGCCAGTGATATCGAGAGCCACAATGCACCTTTAGCTATATCCGAGAGCAATAAATTCGAGCGGACCAGTCTCGTTCGCGATCTGCTGATCAGCCCACTTAATCTGCTCTTGCATCATCTTCATTTCGTCGAGCAGCGACCGACGAAATTCGTTCCAACTGACCGATCTGCCTTCGACGGAGTAGGTCGGCTTACGAACGTCGCCGTCAGCGATTTCCGCTTGAATCGCAATGATTCGCGTTATCGCCGTTGACTTAATCGTCGCAAGATTTTCAGCCGCCGTTGGCATTTATTGGACCTCAGTAATCGTGAGCGGCAACGCTCGATCGCACTGAAAAGCAACCTTGTAAAATTCGTCCGCAGCACCTTCGATCGTGGTTGATTGCACGCCAATAGGAGTGCCGCCCAGACCCGAAAGGCAGACGCTATATGACTTGATTGGCAATTCGGCAGACGATTGATTCTGCCGCTCAATTGCGTTTTCTTGGGCTTGCTCCGCCGCATGTGGCGACGGTTTTTTGTCTGATTTCGACATGATGAATTAAGCCTTCGGCGTATAGAAAAAGAGGCCGCTAGCACATACTGCCAACGGCCTCGATGACGTGAAGCCGTCAGGCTTAGTTCTTATTGCGAACGACTTTTCGAGGCTCTTTCACGAACGCAACACCCTTCTCGCTGGCCTTGTAGCCAGCGATGATGTCACGAGTGAAACTAAGTTGAGCAATCGCAGCGTCCGAGGCTTGCTCCAGCATCAGCGGCGAGATCTCCGCATAACCGAAAGCCTCACCTAGGTTGCCATGCAACCACCATGAGCGAGCATTAGCAGCGGTTGCCAATCCACGAGCTGCGATTTGATAATCAAGAAGCTCGGAGTACTGAGCGTTAACACCGCTAATCGGGTTGCCGCCGATGGTTCGCAGAGCGTCGGTCGTTACACCGGTTTCAACGGTTGTCGCCGACAGCACTCGGCTGAAGGTGGCCCGCTTCGTCGCAGGTGCAACAATTGTTTCGCTGCCCAGGAAGATTGGCAGGCCGGTGTCAGGGTGACGCATATCATAGAATAATTTGCGGCTGTCGTCGTAATCAGTCCAATCCGCGAACGGATTCGACTGATCGTTGATCCACGGCGTCGCGGTTTGATAAGTATTACTGGCCGTGCCGTTTCGCTTGTAGGTGTTGGTGTACCCAATCGCGACGTCGATCAGACGCAATTCTTTATTGAGTCCGAGCCAATAACCAAGCTGGCGAGCTTCTTCCTGAATGACGCCAGTGCGATCCATCGTGATCGTTTCTTTCGTGAGGAAGATCGTGCTGCCACGCTTCTTCATGAGTGGTCGCTCAGTCCAGTTCTCGGAAAGTCCAAGCACCGGATACTCTTGGCCTTCGCCGACAACCTGATTTTGCTCGCCAATCGGAGCAACTTCAGGAGTAATCTCGATACCTGGATTTGTGCTGCGTTCCGAGCGGATTAGGCCCGTAAATACAAAGCCTGGATTCGCATAAGCACTGCGAACCATGCCTGCAATGAATGTGCGACTAATCGCCTGGAATGCTGCAGTATTAACGGCGTCGGACTCGACGATCTCTTCACGCCGCCACGCTTCACTCACCTGATGACCGTCTTTGACGGTCTCCAAAAAGGCATCACGGAAATTGAAATCGAACGGGTTCAACCCGCCCGTTTTGCCTTCGCAAAAGTCACTAACGGCCTCGCTCAACTCTTGGACGACAGGCTTAATGCCGTGAGCGGCGATCATTTTCGAAAGTTGCAGGCCACGCATGGCGTAATCCTTTGAAAGTGAGATTGAGTATTTATGTCTCGCAGTTAGCGAGGCCAAAGGTTTGGAAGTAATTAGCGAGTCATCGCGTTAGCGAGTCATCGCGCCGGTGACATAATCAATATTGAGCGTTTCGGCGTTTGCACCACCTGCTTTAACACCCCAGCCCAATTGCATTTCAGTAGCACCTGTGTAGGTGATACGGTGATTAATAAGCTCGCCGGTCGTGTTGTCGCGACACTGTTGATCGTCGACAAAAAACGTAACATCAGCCTCAGTGCTGCTGATCGGCACGATTCGAATCGTGAGCAACTGATAAGAGCTTCCGCCCGCAGTCACGTCAGTCGTATTGCTTGTTTGTGTAGTGCTAATCGAGCTAAGCACTTTCCACTTGGTTCCGCCGTCGACTTTGAAAAACACCGCACCGCTAAAGCTGGTTTTCATGCCAGCCCCGTCATCAACCAGGGTGTTCGCACCGATAGCATCGGCGAACCCGGCGAATACGTTTGCGTCGTCGGTATTAGCTTCAGAAAACTGCACACGAACCTGACCCTCAATGGTCTTGTTCGCTGCGATCTTGAAGACTTCCTTCGTCGTTTTGACATAGGCTTCATTGTTATCGGTCGCCGCTGTGCCGAGCGCTAATACACCGCCAGCCGCGTCGGTCGCTGCCGCTGAAGTACCAGCATCAGCAACAACGGACGTCCAAGTATCACCCGTGTTGAAGCCTTCGAAGTCGTCTTCGATGAAGAACGCTAAACGTCGCTTTTCGATCGAATCCGGCTTGTTGATCAATGCAACAGACATTGCATATTCCTCTCAAATAAATGTTCGTGGGATCAATTAGCGACGAAATGCAGCGAGGATTTCCTGCCGCGTTAATGGCGTCACGCTCTCGGTAGTATTTGTGACCGTGAACGGTTTTTGCGGTGCTTTGTCGGTCTTGCTTTCGAGCACCAATACCGCACGATCGTCGATCAAACTCTTGCGAGCCTGCTCGTCTTCCAGGGCATTGAGTTGCTCCAAAAAGACCGCTGAGCAGTGCTTGGCGTCGGCGGGATCAAGCTTCGCGGCCTTCAATTCTGCCTCAATAACAGCCTGCTTTTGACGTTTTGCGTCCGCTGCTTTGAGGCTCGCTAGCTCTTTAGTTTGCTCTGCAAACTCGTTGGCCTTCGCCCACTCGATCGCGTCAACGATGTCAGGCCGATTGGCCTTCAAGTCTTCAAGCGTGACTTTTGTGAAGTCCATATCATCGCCTTCCGTTGTCTTAAAAGTATCATGCTCAAACACGCCGTCAGTAGTTGCCGGATCGGCAACAATATCAACGTGCCTTACACTCAAAATGCCTTCGACAACGACGTTGCCGTCATTGCCCTGGCGAGTTTTGACCGTCGCGTTGTGTGAAAAACCAATCGAGCCTGCATCGTTTTCGGCGGCCCATGTGATTTGATCTGCGGCAGCGTGCTTCGGGTTGAATTTGAGGTCGGCAAATAAGCCTTTGCCTTCGACAAATCTGACACCCGTCAGAGTACCAAACCGATCTCGTACCGAACGCGGTTTGCCAAGTTGGTTCGCGTCGGGATGATCGAGGTTGACTCGCTTGCCTTCGTATTGCTCGACAGACTGCCGCACGATTTCAGGCGGGTAAGTCCGCTTGTTCTTTGAAGTGAAGCCAAGAATCTTGACACCACGAATGAGACTGGCATCGCGATCGACAATCGCCCCGCTGTTTGCGAGGGATTCGCAGACTTCGTCAGATTCGCGGTTGATAGTTTTTGCGGTAGCCATGCCGCGTTGATACGGTTACAGTGAGTGCCGTTCAATAGGCTATTTTGTAGCGAAACATGTAATTTATACCCGGTAGAAAACAAGGCTCATCAAATGACTGTTTCAGTCGCCGTTACTCTGTCTGTAAAAACAACAGAAACGCTCACGAGCAATGTTCCAGCCGCGTCGGCTCGTGGTAATGCCATCACGCATGATGGGTTTGATACGACGCTCGCTCTGAATGCGAGTAGCACGCCACCGGCAACTGTATGCGCCTATTTCACGAAGGCACTTTCGAGCGGTACAGCGACGATCGACCTGACCGCATTGACCGGCACACAAGGCACGGTTGACGGCACTGGCCTGAAGGTTCAATCGCTAATTTTCAAGAATGCCGCTGCCAATCAGGTGACTATCAGCAAAGGAGCGACGAACGGTTATAGCATTTTTGGAGCTTCAGGTAGCGTCGTTGTACCTGCCGGCTCAACGCTCGCCATGACCTTCGCGGACACACTGGCCGACATTAGCAGCACGGTCAAAACGCTCGATCTCGCCGGCACTGGATCGCAATCATTCTCAGTCGGAATCGTGATGGGCTAACCTGAAACGCTCTCGGTCGTTTTGAAAGTATTATCGCATTTAAGGCAGCGTCGGTAGCGGCACACGAAGTCCTTTTCGATCATTTGACCGTCGACTCGCAGGCGAGTGCGGTGATAAACCGCCTCTACTTTCTGCGTCGTTTTAACTTTGCAGAACGGGCATGTCACTGAGGCTGCACCTTGATTCCCAGCCACTTAGACGCCTCGCTTTCGGCCTTCTTTGATGTCTGCGATCAGTCGCCTGATATCCGTCGAGACAACAGACGCTCTCGCCTCATAAGCTTCCACGATTCGCAGACACCGCTCTAAATCAATGTTGCCAACCGGAGTGACACCCCACTGCCCAGCGACTTCGCAGAGCAGAACGGATCGGCACGCATGCACGGCATGCAGTAATTCTTCAGTCTTCGCACCTTCGATCTGTCGCATTGATTTCAACCCTGAATCGTGAAGCCCAACTGCTTAACATCCGCCGCCAATCTCGCTTGATCGCCGACCGTCATATTGATGGCCATCCGGCGTCGCTGCCGCTGCTCTTCGGTCTCTTTGAGAAGTGCGGGCAGTTTCATCAGCCCGCCGTCGACATTGATAAAGTCCACCCAATCAGGCTGCCGGCCTAAGTGATCGGCCAACGTGTTATAGCGTTTTGTGCCAACGCTCAATCGCCGCCGCTCGATGTCAGTTTCGTTCCACCATGCCGACATGCTATTCACGTCTGGCCCCCCAGCGGTGAGCGACCTCAGTTCCGCTAGATACACTGGGTCGTTCAGAGCATCTTCTGGCGGTGCTAATACGCTCGCTGAATAGCACCTACAGTTTGCAGCGATAGGCGGCGAAGGAAACTCGGTCAGATATGGCTGCCGGTCCTTCCACCATATCCGGCCATGCAAAATAGCATGCTCCGCCCTGACTCGTTCATCGAGCGTCGCGATATACTGCCGACCAATGTAAATGTCACCAAGTTCGTCATACCGCTGCACTTGCTCGTCTTCGAGTTGCCGCAGCGTTTCTGTGCGTGCAATACGCTTCGCAGACGCTCCCACACCCTTCGTTTCTGATACCAGCATTTCAGCGAGCTTTTGCGCCGATTCGCCGCTCTCTTGAGCGATGACTACCTTTTTCGCGACCGCTTCAGGATCGACCAGTTTGCTCAGATTTTGAATGCGTTCTTCCCATGTCAGCACTTCACGCTGCCCATCCGGTTTTACGATTTCAACCGGTCGGTTCATTGTTTTTTCAATATCAGCCTTCTTGCGAGGCTTCAACACATACCGCTGCACGAGCGATTCATACTCGTCCTTCGGCATCTCGTGAATCTTGCTGGGCGGCGTTTCTTTCTTACCGCTTTTCGCCTGCTCTGTTTTAATTTTCGAAGCCATCCACGTTCGCGGAACTTCAGTCGTAAAAATCAATGCCGCCTTCTGGGAAGCCCACAAATTGAGCTTCGCCAATCGCGGAGCTAAGTGCTTTTGATACTGATTCGGCAGGTTCTTTAGTACGCCGCCGATGCTCAAGATCTTGCTGACGACATCCGTCCGAATGCTGCTGGCAATTCTGACCGCCTTGTCGATCGCCGAGATTGTCACCTCATCCAACGAGTCGGCCAAAGCATCAGCCTGCACGATCTTCTCGACGTGCAACTGACCTAATGCCGCTGCGATTCGCTCGTTGATCGTCTTCGGGCTAGCCATCTTGCTTTACGGTATGAAGGTAAAAAGTATCTCGCTTGCGGTGCGAACAACACGGCAGGGGAAAGAGCGTGCGTTCCCGATGTTATTGCGTCATGTGTAGGAATTCAGGCTAATAGCCCGGCGAGATGTAACTCCTGGAGTAGTGGCAGAGCGGGTGTATCACGTCCGCTTGCCAACCCGGTCGGACCGCTTCCGGGAAATGGCTCAAAACTATTCGGCATCCTCGACATCTTCAGCCACGTCTTCAACCGCCGCTTCGGCAGCAATCGGCTGATCAAGCCCGAAGAAATCTCGCATTTCTTGCAGCGTCGCGGTGACTTCCGCGCCTTGTGCAACGACTTCTGCCGTCAGGTCAATTACTTGTTTTCGGTTCAGAATCAGTTGGCTCATCGTCCTCATCTCCTTCGTCTGGTTCGCCATCAATTGGCTCAGGCATATTATCAACACGCTCCTGCGGAGCGATTCTCATTTCGTTATTTTCTTCCCGCTCTTCCTGCTTATTTCGCTGCTCAACTTCAGGGTCGCGACCGCTTTCTACCGTCGCAGTTTTTACCGACAGAATACCGCTCTCGATGTCAATCTTCCGCGATTGAGCGTCCTTGAGTTTGTCCTTCTGCGACAATTCAGGAGCGGTCGCAACGATCTCTAAGTCTTCAAGATCGGCTTCTTGAAGCACACCAAACGCAACCGCTAACTGAGCGGCTTCGTTGATAATCTCAAGATCCCAGTCGATCGCCTGCTGCTGTAATCGCAGGAAGTTTTGTTCTGCTGGATCACCCGCCACAATGCTTGATGCTCGGTTCGCATTTCGAGCGTCTGAACACATCATAAATTCAGGCATGACAATCGCCGCTGCGACCGATCGCATCTCAGTGCCAACGCTGGCATCATACCGCGACGGATCAATTCCGATGCCCGGTAGCTCGATCTGTTGATCGTCGGGAATCGTAACGATCTTGCCGTTCTGCTCGTTCTGGTAGTTCGTCGCGTTGCTGCTGCCAGTGCCCATTCCTGGCTGTGATACCGTCGCTCTGGCGTTCGAATTACCAGCCGCCCAAGCGGACATATTCGCCGCCATTTGCTTCGCGACCTTCTTGATCACAGCGTATGTCGCTTGCAATTCGACGACCTTGCTGCCATTTCGCAGCATGTTTAGAGCACGCTGGAAATGAAATCGCCACGCCCACAGTAACGGCGTCCCGCGTTTGCCGAACGGTGGCGGGCAGTATTTCCTGTGCTGAATGAGACTTGCTTCGATAGGCTCGCCATTCACCCAGTAATTCAGCACCGTCTCGACGTCGTTCGGGTCGGTTTCAATGCCGAACAAGAACCGATCGTCGATCTTATCATCAGGCCGCTTTACTGCTGACGGGTGAATCGGACGCACGACTAGGAAGCCATTTCCTAGATCGAATTTGCGTAGGAACACATCGCCCAGCATATCACCTTGCAGTTGATTATCACGCTGCCGCTGTGACCACCTATTGAGCTTCTGCCATTCCTTCAGCCACTCATAAACCCGCCGCTTTTGCTCGCCTGTTGGTTCGCGGTCTTTGCGTGCATTCACACTATAGGTATGCCCGAAGCCAACAACATACGAGACTCGGTTTTCTTGTGCGGCCCGTGCCCACGGGCAAGCCCAATACAGCCACTCACCGATTCGGCGGCAGCGTGCTAAGTCGTCTTCAGTGCGGTATGGAATGAAGTCGCCTTCGTCCCCCGTGGAAAGCACATCCCACAGCCTACCATCCACACCGAGTTGCGGGTCAGACGGATCAGTAATCGGACCCATCACTTGCAGTTGTGATTCGAGCCAATCGCATAACACGCTTTCAGCAGTCCGCCCGATATTTGCCGCATCAAAGTTATCAATCATAACCGCACGCCTTGCATCTGAAGCCCTACGCGAATCGCCATCTCTAAGCAGTCTGGCCCGTCGTCATGAACGCCAGACTGTTCTTTCATAGAGAATTGCGAGCACTGTTTAACCAGCAATCTGCCGCCTTCGTTGTCACGAATCACAATCTGCTTACCGTGAAAGTATGGTCCGAGCCTTGCAATTCGCAATTTCTTGTTCACGGAATTGACGACGATTTGAAATGGCAACGGTAGCAGACCGCGATCAATCAACCGCCGCTCGAACATCGGTTTGAGCAAGTCCTGAAAGCCGTTGCCTTCGATCGCGAAGGCAAACAAATATTGGCCGTATTTGGTCGCCATATCAATCCCGTCGTCAACGATCTGCTCAACCGGCCTGCGTTTGATATCGGCATCAACCCACAGTTTCCCGCCATTTTCGCCCACAAATAGGATTGGCGAATAGTCACCTTTTTTGCCGTCTTTACCCTTCGACGGGTCTAACGCCATCACACCCATCTGAAACGCTTCAGGCCAACGATGCTCAGCACAGAAGATATCTTCACTGAAGTATGACTGAGGCCATTCTACCCCCGTTAATTGGTCAGGCGGTCGCTGCTGAAGTTGGCCCGCTGTTTTACTAATCCCCAGCGAGGCTTCGAGCTTCGCAACCTTCTCCTCGCTGAATAGCTCCGGCCACAGTAGCTCCCCATCTTCTTTGCGAGGGTCTTCGGCGTGTATGTCATCACGCCCTGATTCATACCGCATAGGCAGGCAAATATGATCCCACTCGCCTGTCTTTTTCAGCACGCCCGAAAGGTCTTCGACGTGCAAACGCTGCATGATCACCATGCGAGTGACGTTACGACTAACGCCTCTAGTCGTGTAATTGCTTTCGTACGAATCAATCACCGACTGCCGCTCAGTCTCGCTATAGACCTCATCCGCTTTATGCGGGTCGTCGTTCAGCAGAAAGTCAATATGCTCGCCAGTGACCTGCCCGAAGGTCGACGTGGCAAACATGAAACCGCCCAGCGTGTTTTCAAAGCGGATCTTTTGATTCTGATCTTGAACCAGATGCACACCGAAGGAGCGTTTATACCAGTCGGATTCAATCACCCTTCGCCGCTTCGTTGAGTCGCGTATTGAAAGCCCGCCATTATAACTTGAAAACATCCATCGCGATTCCGGCCACCACGTCCAAACCCACGTTGGAAAAATGACACTCCACCACAGCGATTTCATCGTTCCCGGCGGCACATTTACGATCGTATCACGAGACCGCTTGCGAGCGATGTCGTTACATTTCTTCGCGAAGATGTCTAAGTGCCAGTTCCAAGAAAGGTCAGACGTCGGTTCGATCGTCGGCCAAATTTGCTCGGTATATTCCCGCAGGCTAATCTTGGCGGGACGGCATTCGGGCGGCATTTCGAGGAACAATTCCTGCTCAACCAGCGTTTCCAATTCCGCTAGCTCGCTCGCGCTCAGCAATAGCAGTTCTGAGTCGCTCAAGCCTTTTAGCGTTGTGCTCGCCGGTCCCAAGCTCGCCATTCACGCCCTCGCCGTGTTGATGGAAATGCACATGCTGACCGACTTCAGCAGGCTCTAATTTTAACTCGTCGGCTTGGTTTTGAGCCTCAGCCGTCATGATTACTTTCGCCGCTGATGTCGATTCACGAGGCGTCGATTCCGGCGAAACAGCAATCTTGACTTGCCGTTCAATCACTGCCTGCTTGTATTTCTCAGGCAATGGCCACCGCTGTTTAATAGCTTTTCGATAGAGTGCCGCCTCAGTCCTGCCTGATAAGTTATGCTCTATGCCTTCTGATGAAATCATTTTAACACCTCACGCATTACAAATTCCCATCAAACACGCTGTCAAACTCAAGGTACATGTTCGCGGTCAACCGATCGGTCGCAATTTGCAGCATCGCCATTGCGGCTAGTTTGTTGCCGTTGATGCTCATCATGAAGTCGCTCTGCGTGATATTCTTGGGATTCATCCCGATGACAATCAATAGCTCATTTCGCCGCTTCAATGCAGCGATGAGCTTTTCCGTCTCGACAAGATCAAGTTCGTCCTCTGTCACTTTTGCACCTTTTTTCAAGCCTAGAAGAAGGCGACAATATCACCAACGGCGTCCGTGCCAGTCGCATCAATGCGAACATGCCGCACTTTATACTGAACTCCAGCCACACACGGCATGACGACCGCAGCCGCTCCGGGATGTGTTACTACGGCCACGCCGCCGCTAGTTTCGACCATAAAGCCTGAGGCAGTGTTGTCATAGTTGGTGGTGTCTGACGGTGTTACCGCTTCGAGGCGGTCGGGAATATACTGATTGAACATTTATTAAGCCTCAGTGTGCATGAGCCTGATTGAGTTCGATAGACCTGATTCTTGCGTCTAGCCCGTCGATTTTTGCGACGATTGATTCTCTCGCTGATGTCGAAGCCTTTCCCGCTGAGTCCGCCGATTGAACGACGTAGTCAAGGCGAGATTCAATGCGGGTCAGTGTCATTGTGAGTTTTGTGAGCCATCCAATGGCTCCGCCTGTGATACCCACAGCACATGGCACCAGCCAGTTGGCGTTCTCAGAAAAGTAGTCAGCGAATAGCGTCATTTTGTCGATCATTTTTGGCGATTGATTGATGAGCGAAGTCCAGCCCGCTGCCGATCAAGTAACAGATTTTGACCGCGTTGGAAAGTGAAGATAATCCTAAACTTTCTTCGCCGTCGCAAACCCGCGACGCACAAGCTCGTCACCAATGTTGAGGTCTTCGTCCCAAATCTCGCCCACCACTCGCCCGAATGTCAGGGCTAGCTCGGCATCAATCGAGCTTCGATCTTTGGTCGTCGGCACAAATAGCGTAACGACCCCGCCGCACTCGTTGAGCAGTCGCTCTAGTTCGTCCCGCGATTGTTGGCCGCGTTCCCGTTCGTCATGCGTGATGCGACGATTGCCATTTCGCATGCCAGTTTCAGGTGCCCAGCAATCTTTCAGCCTGACCGTGATCTGCCGAGTGACTTCAACCGTCAGAGTATCGCCGTCGTGGATATCAATCACCTTCGCAGGCGTCGACCAACCGAGTCGCGGGGAATGGCTCATAAACATACTTTCTAACGAAGCGAATAATCTCAACACGCTCGGCCTGTCTGGCTCGCCATTCTTTCGATCCGAACGGCGGTTCATTCTGAAATGATTCGTCGTAATCCCGCCATGTGTATTCACTTTTGGGCGGCGTTTCAGGCTCGTTGCGATGTGCAATCATGCCGCTAAGCATGTTACGCCACGAGCGGACGACTTCACTTTTGCCGGTGTATTTTGTTGCCATATTACTCCGCTAGCTTCTTCGCGGCCCTGATATCGTCGTCGCCGGTATTCCAGTAACCGTCGTCAATTTCGTAGGTATCACCCCGCCGATTCTTTAACGTCGGATACTGACGAGCCTGCTGGTCGTAAACAACCTTCACATCGAAACCAAGAAGACGCATATCTGCCGCTGCAAGATCGCAGGCAAGGCAGCCCTGCGTGCTGATGACGATGATATCGCGGCTCTTTTTGAGTTTAGTTAAATCCTCGACGGCGGTTCTGGTCTTGCGGTCCACTGCGTCACTTGACGCCCCGCCGCCGAGGTCTTGAGTCTCGTTATCACGAGTGCACTGACAGCCTTTTTTACCGCAGCCGCACTCGCATTCGTCGCTCTCGGAAGCCTTCAAAGACTTCACGTTGATATCGCCCGCGCCCGCTAGGCTGATCTTGCCTTCACCATCCACAATGATTCGCAGTTCGACAACTTGTGCCGCTGGAACTGGCTTCGGGGTTTGCTTGCCGTTGCCATTTGGAGCGAGCATTTCGCAACCCGTCAGAAGCAATAATACGCAGAACGCAATTCGCATGATCAGTCACCTTTCGCCGCTCGTTCTTTTACGATATCAAAACCGCCCAGCCCAGCAAGCACGCCGATGATGGTAATCACATCGCGTTGATCGAATTGATTATAATTCAGCGACAGAAAGCCTAGCATCAGGCCGCCGACAACGGCCAAGCGTAGGATCTTCCAAAATGGATGCTTAGGGTCGCTCATGTTTTGATCTCGATTGGATTGATCAAAAACGGCAGTTTCGTGACGTCGCCTGGTGTCATTTCGCTACCGTATTTCGGCAGCACGAGACCTACACTTTCCATCGCTTGGGAAAGATATTCAGAACAGAAGAAGCGATCGAATTCTAAGTCAATTCGCAGGTGCAGCAAACGCATCAACCAGCGTGAGCTATACCCGAAGGAGCGTAGAAATTGCTTCGGGCTAGCATATTCACAGCCTAAGCGGGCAACGCACCAATCGACCATGTTTTGCCGATCGACATCGCCGACGATGTTGGGGTCAAGTTTCCAGCCGACGATCTTACCCGGCCATGTCAGCCAGTGCGTGAGCGGTACTAGTCGCACGCCTTTGCCTTCAAGAGATTCGAGCACATATTCCACTCCATCGCATTCGCAGACCATGCCGACGTGCGAGAACTTCGAGCCTGACCGCCATTGTATCACCCGCGAGAAGACGCGGTTGCCGACGTAGGCGACGATGTCGATTCCTTTCGATGCTGGTTTCATGCTCGCACCTCAGGCGGCCTATCGGCGTTCATGGGGTCTTCTGCCGCAGTGCGAGCGGCGTAAAAACTATGCACGCCAATTGTCTGGACGAAGTGATCCCAGGTTAAAAGCATGCGTCCTGAGTGGCCCCAGTTTTTTCCCCAGGTATTTTCGCTAACCGCAGCCAGTTTGCCGGCTGCGTAAGTGATACCGAAACTATGAACGGCATGATTGCCGCTGCCGCGATCAACGCCCGCGATGCCTTCGCTGCTGAGCGAGTCAAACCGACTGCCGACCTGCACCGCCACACCGACCTTGAAGCCGAGGCATAGGGCAGTCCAGAACGCTCGTTGAAGCTCCTCGCCTGCTAGGTCGCGTTCGCGAATGGCGTAGCATTCCAGGACTTTGAACCGTTGAGCCTCGCGGTCGGCTTTCGCAGTGTCGTAGCGTTCTCGGTAAATGTCATCCGGCCCGCAGGTGTCGCGAAGGCAGACACCTTTTCGCTCGATAGCGAGCATCGCGTCAGCGAGCATCGAACCGTTGTCGCGTCCGCTGTTGATCAACGAGTAGGTGTAGGTCGGGCTAAGGTCATAATCTTTACCAGTGAGGTCGTAGATCGACTTACGAACGATTTGAGCGGCAGAATCACCAGCGCAATTATTGTGTTTTTGCGTATCAACCGACAGCCCGGCATAGCGTTGCCGACCGTCAAATTTGCCGCCTTTTGCGATGTCGGTGATCTCGTTCCAAGTGAGCAACTCGACTGGCGATTCGGCATCTAGGAGCGGTGGGTGAGATGAGACAAACCCCTTCGGTGGTGCGACTAGACCGAGCCTGCGAATAGCACTCATGCCGCACCTCTAATCCGCTGCTTGATCGTTTCGATCTCGCTAGGCAATGGACCTGCCCACAACTTCCGGCCCTTGCCGTCGATCAGCAATAACGTTGGCCGCGTTAACCCTTCAGTCGCCTTCACGGCACTCACAGCGTCAGGGCTATCCACGTCATACCAGCGAGATTTGACCGTCTGCCAGAACGGATCAGCCTTCAAGACTGACTGCTCTGGCGTGAGGTCCGAGGACTCGTAAAGCACGATGGCCCACGAGACGTTCGCGATCGGCTCCACGATGACCGGCGGTTCAGGCGGGTCGATTGGCACGGGCGGCACGAGCATATCACACCCAGCGAGCAGCATGGCGAGTGAGGCCGCCGCTGCCCAAAAGCCAGTCGTGAGTGATGCCGTTCGCAGTGTCATTTTCGCTATCAACCTTCAATTTCTGGGCGGGTATTATTCCCTTCGCAGTCCGAGACTGGCCGCTTCGCTGGTGCTTAGGCCTGCCGCTACGACCGACCTGATTTCCTTGACTTTGTCCGGCATGAGCACCGCGATCAGTTGCAAAATTAGCTCGATGATGCGTTTGAGCTTTTCGACGTCCATCGCTCCGACGGCGTCGCGGCGGATCTTCCAGGCGATTGCTTCGCCGCTGCCGGCGCTAGCTGCCCCGATGGCCCCCCATGCGCCGAGTAGTTGATAAAGCTGGTCGGCAGTCGCGTCTGGATTCGCGGCCAACGCAACTTGGCCGCGTTGGGCGAACCATGCGGCAATGAGCGGGATGATGTATTTCAGGATGAGCGGGATGATGGTAGTGAGTATTGCTGCCATTTTTTGCACCTATTTCGGGGAAGGGTTCGCGGCGTTTAGCGAGTTGCGGGTTGAGTGTCAACGGTGAATTGAAACCAGATGATTTCATTTTCGCTTTCGGTAGCGACGCGCTTTCCATGCCGCTTGGCGGCCTGGTGGAGCATGGCTTGCATGCTAGCGACCGATACGGCGAAGTCGGGACCGCGCCGGATGGAGTGCTCTTGGCCGTCCATCCAGTCGGCGAGCGGGTAACACATGCGGCGTTTGATCATGGGCAGTTTCCTTAGTGAACAGGGTTTTGAAAACGGGTCGGTGAACGCCGCCCGTCAATGCTATAAAACTAAAAAGCTAAAACGCTAAAAATTCCATTTTTCTTGAGTTCTCTTAAGAGTAAGGGTGGAGAGGGGCTAAGAGGGTCTAAGCGCTTAAGTTATTGATTGATTGATTGAATTATTGAATAATCTAATAACTGCTACAAACCAGCACCCTGCCCGCCCGCGAATCCTTCAAAAAACGGACTGAGGAATCGTGATCTATTTGAGTTATTCTATTTTGTCTGTCATAACTCTTGGGAAAACTCATTGAGTTATTCGAAATATCGTTTTCGGCTTCGTCTTGGTTTTGACGGTCGAAGATGTGATTTTGAGGCACTGTACAAGATTGGAAATTGCCTCGTCTCTTTCGCGTCTGGAAAGCCCTTGAGTGGCTCGACAAACCTCGCTTTGAGTCGCGTTCAAGCCAAGCTTCCTGATGGCCTCCAGGACTCGTTTAGAGTTCCTGTCCGACTCGCTTTCAGCAACATGCCGATCGGCTCGATCAAGCATTAGGCGAGTCAGGTGATTCGCTAGTCCGACCGCTCTATCCATATCATCAAATTCAACGATCGGCAGCATCCCTGACGAGCCATCCCACCGACTGGCCGCGAACAACAGAGCGAGCTTGGCCGTCTTTTCTGGCGTGCCTGACCACACTGCCGCCGTGACGTCGTCCTCGTCGCGCCTGCGCTCGACCACCGCCTCGTTGTGCTCTTGCCATCGCTGGCGAGCCTCAGGAGATGTCGCCAGTTTAATCGGCGAAGCGTTCGACGGCACTGAGTTCAGATTCCCCTCGTGCGTGCGAAGCTCCCGCCATGACTTCGCTGCGTCGACCAGGACGCTCGGTAGTGGGTCGCTCGCCTTATTCGTATTGGCAGCGAGGTCGCGATAGCCCACACCTTCGAACACTAAAAACCGAGCCAGCAAACCGTCTGAGACGTTTTCCCGCGTCAGGTTTTCCCACACGCTATGCGGCACGCTTGTGCCGTAGATAACGGCATGCGGATAGAGCAGCGTTTTGGTTTTTTTGAGGTCAGCGTAAGCGTCGCCTTTCAGCATGCTGTCAGAGCTACTCCACAGTTTCAGCCACACGCTGATAATATTCCACAAGTGAGGCGACTTTCTGGCGTCTTGCATTGTTGCGAATTTGCGCCCGATCTCATCGAGCTGAAAAAGCATAGTCGGATGCTCAGCGAGCCAAGAGTATATCGCGGCGTGAGAGCCTATTTCTTCCGGCCCCAGAAGATCCTCGCAACCTGCTGCGAGGAACAGTTCACGGTTGAGTTTTCGAGCATGTTCTTTGCCGCTGCGACTAGGAGCGAGCGATAGCAGGTAGAGATTCGTGCGAGTGCCGGATTCGTCGCAGATTTTGCCGCCCGTTAGCGTCGCCATCGCGGCTAACGCACCCGCTAAGGCGAGTTCAGGCTGCCGAAACCATGCCGTCCGCAAGTTGTGGCGGACCAGTTCGCCGACGAATCCGGGTGGATAAAGAATCTCGTCAGGGATCTTCTCTGAAAACGTCTGAGGCTCGTCTTCCTGTGAGAAATTCTCAAGCGATTCGTCCTGCAAATTAGCGTCTTGTTCGTCTTCTCGTGAGAAATTCTCAAACTGGCTGAGATCTACGTCGCTTTCATTTTTCAGCAGATACCCACGCTCACCGCCTTGCGCGTTGGCCTGCTTGAGCTTATGTTCAAGTTCTTTTTCAGACCACGGCGGAAGGCAGGATTGATTCCACTTATAAAGCAATGGCCTAGCGTCTTCGACGCTCAAACCGAAGCCTAATACGAGCGCGCACGCTGCCCGGAACGTCACGCCATGCCCACCGCTCCCAGTGATGGCAGGCTCCACTCGCTGCATATATTTCGCAGCACGCTCGATGATGTCGTTTGGCGAATTGTGGCGAATTGTGGCGAATCGTGGCGTTGCGACTGGCTCTGGCCAGTGCTCTGCAATGATGTCATCGAGCGGCTTTTGGCGTTCTTCGCAGGCCTCGCTGATATGTAGGGAATCTTCGGTCACAGCAAAGTATCGGCCTGCCCCGTAGATCTCGATTCCCGGCGTTTTGCCACCTTCATTCAGTGGGGTGCCCAGTTGCTTTTTGCGCCCGCGTTTGACGTCTGCCATCAAAAATAGCTTCACGCCGGAACCTGATGGCGAGACTTCGGTATATGTGTCGAGCTTGCGAATGACCGACCATGCCCACGGCATGACATCGGTATCAATCACGCATCCATCGAGGTCTACGCCGGCGAAACCGTCGCCAAGGACGAAGCCGAGTCCGCTAAACCCGCCGCCGCTTTTTAGAGCTTCGCGGGCGGTGTCTAAGTCGCACCAAGTGGAAGAATCATTGCTTTTTGCGTGCCTTAGAGTTTTGGCGTCGTAAGGCACTTTTGTCGGCATTTCGCCGCGTTTTTCAAGTCGCCATAGAATCCACCTAGTTGCCTCTGCCATTTGCTTCGGTATCACCTTCGCCACTCCTTAAAACGGAACATCATCCTCGCCGAAACCGCTCTCGCCTATGTTGTTCGTCTCGGTTGATTCGTCCTGCCATGCTTCAGGCTTCTCGTCTAATACTCTGCCGACTATGCGAAAAAACTTACCTTCCTTCTTGACGGTGATATGCGACGGCATCGCCACCGCCCCCCTGGAAAGCAGGCTAATCGCTTCCGAGATAGTTCGCGGCGCAGGTGCTAAAGAATGAGCTTTCCACCAGCCTGCCGCCTTTGTCCTCGCAAAGCCTTCGTGCTGTAGGCATACCCATTCGCTAATGACTTCGTGCGTGAGGTCGCCGCCGTCTTCAGATTCACAGTGATAGTTCATTCTGAGCGTAGGCGGAGCTTCGTCACCAGCTTGTCGCTTGCGGTGCAGAGACCAGTCGACTTTCGTGACGTAGAGTTCGCGGGGTTTTTGCTGTGCCTCTAAGAGTGCCGCTTCTCGCTCGCTTGTGGAATCGTGGCGAGCATCGTTTTTGACAGCAAACACAAACCCGCATTCGCACTCCAGCGAGCGAGCGTACTGCTCTATGCCGCAGGCAGGGCATGTTTTGACGACCGCCTCGCCCGTGCCATCGCCGGAGCGTTGCGATTCCATGCCGAAGGTTGGCGAGTCGATCGGCCCATGCCGTTGCAGATTTTGGCCGAAGTCTAATATCAGGCAGTCTTTCTTGGCAGGACTGGTTCGCAGTCCGCGACCGACCATCTGGGCGAATATGCCGGGGGACAATGTAGCCCGCAAAACTGCGACGCAATCAATACTAGGTGCATCGAAGCCGGTAGTTAAAACGTCCACGTTGACACACCATCGCAAACGCTGCTCTTTGAATCGCATGAGGATTCCAGCACGTTCGAGCGAGGCGGTTTGGCCTGTTACTGTGCCGACTTCTTCGCCGGTCATGCTTTCGATAATGCGAGCGACATGGGCGGCATGATTCACGCCAGCACAGAAGACGAGGATTGATTTTCGGTCACTGGTCAGCCCTGCCAATTCTTGGCAGGCCGCTGTGACGGTTTTGTCGGCGTTGAAAAGTGATTCGACTTCTGACGGCACAAATTCGCCGCCGCGAACGTGTAGCTTGCTGGTGTCAATCGTGGCTTCAGCGGGAGTGCTGACGAGGTGCGAAAGGTAGCCTTCGCTGATCAAGCGAGTGATCGGAGCGGTGTAGCAGATTTTATTGAAAAGTTTATCGCGACCAGTTAGGCGGCCTTCGCTGGTGCGAAATGGCGTTGCTGTGAGGCCAACAAATCTGATGCTCGGATTGAGTGCCTGAAGCGACTGGGTGAAGGTGCGGTACATGCCTTCGCCGCTGGAAGGCACGAGATGCACTTCGTCGATCAATACGAGATGCCGAGAGCCTAGCAAATGTGCTTTATCATAAATCGACTGAATACCGCAGCAGATCACATCGTGATCAACATCACGAGCATTGAGTCCAGCGGAGTAGATGCCGACATCGACGTCAGGCAATAAAAGCCTGACTTTTTCGGCGTTTTGCGTGAGTAGTTCTTTGCGATGTGCGACGATTAAGACGCGACGTTGATACTGTTTGACGACTCGTTGTGCAATTTCGGCAAGCACGATCGACTTGCCTGCACCAGTGGGGAGCACAATGACGGGTGAGCCTGATTCGTGGCGAAGGTAATTGAAAACAGCCTCAACGGCTTCTTGTTGGTACCAACGCAAAGCCAGTTGAGGCTGCATATTTTTTCTCCTCGAACTTATCAGTTAACTACCATCCACCAGCATTCTTGGCAGGTGCTTTTGCCGCCGCTTGTGGTTCGCCGCCGTTGTTGCGTGCCGAGTATTTCGTGACGCGGTTTTGATACGTTCCTGGTTGATCTTTGCGTTCTTTCACGCTCATTTTGACGGTCATTGTTTTGCCGACAAGCTCTTGCGAATCTTTTGGCGTTAATACTCCGACAGCCCGGCAAATCGCAGAGAGTGAAGCTTTCGCAATCTCAACTGTTTGCGTGTTGGCGTTCCACAGATTGAGGTTTTCGAAGTGTTGTCGGTTCTGAAATTCGCCGCTTGTGACTTGATACACGAGCTTCAAATACTTACCTAAGCCATTGGCCGTTGGCTTGACTTCGGCGTCGATGATTGCCACGTCATACTCACCAGACGGCAAAGGAGTATACTCGCTTTGTGGCTCAACTTCATTGGCGTTGAAGTTTAGATCGTTTAGGTCGCTCATGTTTTTGCTTTCTAGTTTACGTTTTCAGACTACCGAATTCGCAAGTGACTTCCTTGCGTCAATTCCACTCCAGGCACATTTTTGCCTTGTTTTAAGGCATCTTTGATGCGTGATAATTCCAATGTACGCTCAAAAACTTTGTCGAATTCGCTTGGCACTTCATCCAAATTGAGCACCGCGACTGATGGCGGATTCATTTGAATTGATACTGTAAATAGGCCGTCAACTTGACGCTTCTTTTCGCCGAGTTTCTCAAGAGTGTCCTTTATGTACTCTTTGAGTTTTGAGGAGTTGGCATTGCGAGCGTCACGCACCGATCGCAGTCGTTTCATTTCGTTGTCGCAAGCGTCTGCTGTCGCTTCTAAGTTTTTGACAATTCGACAGCAGGCACTGAGTTTTTCATCAAACGCTGCTTCAACTTGTTGCATTTCTGCAACAATATCTTTTGGCATTTCGCCATCTTCGTCGACGTTGCTGAATGCAATGTCGGCTAACTCATTCCACTTATCTGCGATTTCATACAGTCTCATTTTTACTACTCCCGTTGGTGACAATTCCTCTGATATCGCCGAATGCTGTTTCCATTTCTTGCATCAATGGATTCGCTGAAGCTGGCGCTGAAACTGCTGCAATTGGCGGCTTTGATACCGCTGGCAATACCGCTGGCGACACATTCCACGGCGTCAGATACTTAGCGTACTCCTGCCACTCCATTGGGATTTCGTCAGGCAGTCCCAGCCTGTTTTTTGCAACGCATGTGGCGGACGATGCGGTTTTCAAGACTCGTTCTTTGCCGCCTACGGCAATATTGCGTTCGCGACCGAATCCCGCGTCTTCTTTTTTCGTGAAGACTTTCGTGGTCGCAAATAATACTTCGTCAGCCCACTCCAGTAACATCGCGGCAGTGCGATCATGCAAAGCAGGCTGGAAGCGATCGTAAGCGGCTGTTTCCGGCGATTCGAAACGAGCAATTTTGGCATGGGCCAAGAAAATGATACCAATGCCCTTAGCTCGCAGGCCGTCTAGCGCGATGAGTACTGCTTCGAATTTCTGGGCGGCTGCAAGGTAGCCTTTTCCGAATCCGCCGCCGTAGGCGAGGATGGATTCGGCGTTCGTGCTGCCGCATAGGTCTTTCCATATTAAGGCTTCGAGCCAGTCGGCGGAGTCGATCACGACCCAGCGAACGCCCTCAATCTGGTCAGCATTTATGACACATTCGCGAACGGCAGATAAATCGTGACACTGCGGAAAACTCCGGCAATCAATGTCATCTAAGCCGCCTTCGATGTCGATAAATACGGCACCTTTGGCACTTGCCGCCCAGGTTGATTTTCCGATGCCGTGCTCGCCGTAGAGCACGATTCGGCGGGGTTTAGATCGCTTTCCAGTTCTGAGTTCCACTTTTAGGCACCTTTCAAAAAACAAGAGGCTTAGCCTCACCGAGTAGCAATCTCACGCTGCGGAAAGTGGCGGAACCGCAAAATGAGTCTCGATGAGGCTAAGCCTCAGGCTTCGATCAAGTTGTCAGCCACTTACTTTTTTGCGATCAATCGCCCGATTGCTGCGAGCGACTGGTCGAGGGAGTCAAATAGCAAAAGGCTAGAGCTATGTCAAATCAGGCTGATCAAAAAGTAATCGTTCTTCTTTTTCTTTTGGCTTGTTTTTTAGCGATTCGAGATTGCGTTTAGCCTGCCGGTAATAGCTTGGCTTCAGCTCGACTCCAACACCGCGACGACCCACTGAAACTGCCCCATAAACTTCAGAACCGACGCCCATGAATGGCGTGAGAACTATATCTCCAGGATTACTCCACATCATTACCGCCCGCTCAATGACGTCGAGTTGAAGCGGATGGACGTGCCTTTCGTCCTCTGGGTCTTTTGATAAATCGGTAGCAAGCACGTTGTCTATTCTGATGTCCATCCAAACGCTCGAAGCGTATTGCCGCCAAATCCACTGCGAATACTGATTGAGTTTTTGGTCGCCTTTCATTCCGCGAAACCGTTTCAGTTCAGACGGAATCTCATTTTCTCCAGCGTAACTAAGCATGCCATTTTCTTGAGTCACTGGGTTTGCGTTTTCGCCTTTTTTGCGGAACATGAGAAGGTAATCAGCGTTTGCGATGCTGCAGCGTGTCGTGTCTTCACAGAAAGTTTTATGGTGAAGGCTTTTCATCATCGTGCGATTTCGAACCATTAGCGGTTCTTTCCAAATCACACGGCGGCCACCATATTCGAAGCCGCGTTTCTCATGCTCGCCAATAATTCGTCCAGGAAAATCGAACATTGCATCGCGACCCGCGTTGCTTAGTGGTATGTCCATGCAATGGACTGCGGATATGCGTCCTGGTTGCGTGATTCGTTCGATTTGATCAATGCAGAATCCGTAGTGCTCAAAAAACTCGCTTTGATCAATGCAGTTGCTCATGTCTCTGTCGTCGCTGCTATATTGGTACAGCCCTGCGAATGGTGGCGAATAAACAGTCAGTCCGATGGATTCGCTCGGAATAGTTTGCATTATTTCGATGCAGTCCCCATTGTAAATCGCATACTCATCAGTGACGCATTGGTCGCTTACAGCCATTTTGGCAACTCCGCTTTTTTGGTATAAATGTTGACTCGTTCTAGTCTCTCTGCCCGATTCATCTCGGAAACAAGCTTCGTGAACATCTCATCCGCTTGCTTTGATTTCCTTCTCATGTTTTCTAAGACTCGGATCTCACCTTCAGTCGCCACGGTGTCGACTGTAACCGTGTTTGTTTGCCCAAAACGCCAGCAACGTCTCACGCTCTGATATGTCTGCTCAAACGAGTGGCTTGCGAACGAAATGACGTGACTACAATGCTGCCAGTTCAGCCCGTAGGCTCCAATCTTCGGTTTGATAATGAGCTTTTTTAATTGGCCTGATGAGAATGCTTCATACAGTTCTACCTTTTCTTCATCAGGTGTTTTTCCGGCAATTTGTCTTGATCCTGGAATCACCTGTTCGAGCATGTCGCCTTCTTGGTTCATGTGGCACCAAATCACGCTTGGCGATTCATGATCGCAAAGCTCTGCCACTTTATCGCATCTGTCTTTGAGTGTTCTGCGTCTCTCGTCTCGTTCTTCCGCTAGACCGAATGCAGGCAAATCAAAAAGTCTTCCAGGTTGGCGAGTATTTGGCTTTATGATGTGGTCGTGATAGTGAATTGGCGGCAGTTCAAATCCGCCATCGCAGCACCCAATATCGGAAGGCCTTCTGAGTGCTCTCGACCATGAGGCTACCCATCGCCAGAACGCTTCAACAGCGTGATTCTTAAGACGCCATTGACCTATCGTTTGAGCCACTCGGAACGAGAGTTTTGCATAATACTCACCATCTTGCTTGATGAGCTTTTCCGCCTCATCTTGTAATCGTTGCTCTTTTTTCTGCCCCTTGTCGTCGAGTTGCCTGAAGAATCTTTTGAGCATGTCGGAGTGTGAGAGTTCTCCGAGAGCTTCAGAGCTAGTGCCGAGTTCGATCCAGTCGTTCGGTGCTGCGGTTGCTGTCCAAAGCGACCTATACTGAGTCTTGTTTGTGAATCGTGTTATTTGTTTTTGTGTTGATCCGCCAAAGTGCTTTAGGATTGACGATTCATCGCAGGCCACTCCGGCAAAATCAGTGCTTTCAAACAAGTGGAGTTTATCATAGTTCGTGATTGTAATTGGCGAAGATGCTTCACCACTAAATGAGCACTTAGCTTCTATGTTGAATTTCTCGGCCTCTTTTTGAGTTTGCCTTGCGACCGCAAGCGGCGTCAGCAGTAAGACTTTCTTGCCTGTGATTTTGTGAACAATATTAGACCACGCTAGCTGCATTGCGGTTTTTCCCATGCCGCAATCAGCAAACACTGCTGATCGAACTTGAGAGATTGACCATGCAACCAGAATCTTTTGAAAGTCAAATAGATAACTAGGCATCTCGTTGATTTCTGCGGGAGCGATTTTGTCAGACTGCGATCTTCGTTTTATGAATAGCTCATATTCTGATGCCACGTTTCGCCACTCCTTTTGAAAAAACCATACAACAGAAAAACCGGAACCAATTCTAGCCATCAAAAAATCTACTGCCAGCGATCCAGGACTGTTTTGAGCGTTGAAATCGCGTCGATCAGCAGATTGGCGAACTCGTGGCCTGTGATCGGCGGGTAGTGCTCGTGCCAGTTCGTTTGATTTTCGAAGACGCATAGCGAGAGCGAAGGGCTAGCCATTTCGTCGATAAAATGCTCGTCTTTCGGACCCATTCTGAGCAGCGAACCCGGTGCAGCGAACATGGCGAGCCAGTTCTCTGAGCCGTGCTGCTTAAGGTGCCAAGTGTAGCCTTGGGCGAGTATCAGGCTTGTCATATCGCAATCGTGATAGTGCGGTTTCTTGGCGTGATAAATCCAATTCAATTGCACTTCGCAACCGTCGAGATGAAATGCAATGCGATCAAACTCTTGCACTTCGTTTGAACAATGATACGGCCAAACGATCCATCCTAAGTGATTAGGCAAATCCGCTGGGTAGCCCTTAGGCATGGCTTCGCGACAACGCCGCAAAGCTTCCTTGGCGATGTCATACATTTCTTCAGATGTCTTCATATTGATTGCCCGCGTTCAGCGATCTTGTTGCCGTTGTGGGCTTCTCGCCCGTTTCGATAGTGCATACCAAACATTCCAAGAACCGCAGAACAAGGCATTCAACCGGAGCGGCGGCAACGCTGTTTGGTTGATTCCGGGCGGCCATTCTCCCGGCTGAACTGTGACATCACATCTTCCACTTGCACTCACTGCTTCGCTGATAACTGCCTCTGGAGCAGATAAACTTAAGCATGGTTTCACGATAAGTATCACACTCAAACACTGCACCCGCTTCTTGCATGGCCAAACACATATCTTGCCAGCCTTTGAAGTCCGGTATTTCCTCACCCGGTCGCGGACAACGCACGCTGTCAAAATACTTTTTAACAGCAGTAGGATTCTCCCCTCGCCTAAATAACCTACAGGCGAGCGTATCCCACATCATATCGTCTGCGACAGCATCTCTGCCGAGCATGTCGACGCACGAAGCCTCAGTTCGCGGCGTATCGGTTTCGGAGCGTGCCACATGCTTCGTTAGTTCGCGCACTCGCTTCACCCGGTCGCCTGGCTCGTCAGTGATAGCAGCCTTCGGCCTGACCTGATTATCGTGATTAGCTTTCCATTGATCTCGCTCTCGTCGAGTGGCATTGAGTTCCGACTCTAATCGAGAGATCTCATACTGAAGCGAGTGTATAAACTCACTCGGATCATATTCCGCTGCTCGCCATGCTTTTGCCGCTGGCCCCATGCTCACCCTCACATATTTCGCCTAGTAGGCAACTTCGTTAAGCGATTCAATCAACTTCAATGCCGCCTGGATAGCGGCAACCTCATCCACAAGGACGCTTCTATAGTTTCGAGAGCAGGCGTAAACCGAACAACGAGTATCTGGTAAATGCTCTTTCTTCTTTCGAAGACAGTGTGCGCACAACACTTCGCCGGAAAGTTCGCGATTTTCGATCTCGCGATGCCTTTTTAAGATTGCGACATAATTCTCATCAACCGACAGAGCAGGGTCGATCATCTTTGCCATACTACTCACCTCTTCGCATTCGACGGATATATTGTGTAGTAACCTTTATGGCTGACGAACTTTCCGTCCTTTGAGTACCACTCCGAATAAGTAACAGTTCCGTCGGCCCCTCGCTCCGCTCGGCAGCGACACGGCCCTTCGTGGCCAGATTCCAAATTGCAACATTGCCCGCCTAGTTTGTGCTGGATATTGCATTTCATAAGTCAACCTTCCCAAGCTGCTCCTGCAACTTCGTAAGCTCTTCTGTCTTGTGTTCAATCTGCACCAATCTGATATAAAGTGTCGTACATGCTAACCATTCAATTCTAAGCTCAAGAATCAACCGCTGCCGTCGCCGCTGCCGCTGCCGCTGCCGCTGCCGTAGCCGTTGCCGTTGCCGTTGCCGCTGCCGTTGCCGCTGCCGTAGCCGTAGCCGTAGCCGTAGCCGCTGCCGCTGCCGTAGCCGTAGCCGTAGCCGTAGCCGTTGCCGTTGCCGCTGCTGTTGCTGCTGCCGTAGCCGTAGCCGTAGCCGTAGCCGCTGCCGCTGCGACTCATTTCCAACCGTGTGCTCATTTTTCCCACCTCGATCTCGTAAGATTCCCGATCGCCTCTTTTGCGACCGGTATAATTTCGATGCACTCTGTTAGAATAACACTCTTTACCGGTTCGCTGAGTCTGGTATGTTTTTCGCTAACTCCGTGCAGTGACACTTCGTGCAGGGTATTAGCGCCATCCCATCGCCATAGTTTACGACTGTTAGCCAGTACCGCCCGTGTTCCTTTCAGCGAAACTAGCTCGCCGATTTCAACACCGGCTGAATACGTCCT